ATGTGGGGGGGTGGGGTGGTGGGTTCCGCGCCGGGGGTTCGCCGGCGCCCTGCAGGGCGCCCTGCGCGCACCTGGACCGCCCCCCCCCGCGTTGGCCGCTGCGCCCCGGCCGTGCCGGGCGCCCCCTGCCAGGGGGCGCCTTCGTGCGCTGCGCCGCCCGCAGTTCGACGGTGGCCGGGCTTTCCCTGGTGGACGTCGGCGCCGCCCGCCACGGGCGGACGGCTTGCGCGTCCCCGCCCTGTCCGCAACCTGGCGGTTGCAGACAGTGTTCTCCCTGGCACTGCCTCACTTGAACGTTGTTCTGTTCCAGCCGCATACCGCCCGCGTCCAAGGGTTGTGCCCCCTTGCCAGCATCCCCGGTATAGACATCCCAGGGACTGGATGTTCGAGGGTATCTCTGTCGCCCGTCAGACCGTCGGACCCTCCCCCCGGCGCAACTCGGGGGCGTATGCGATGAACCCTGCGACGGGGATCACAACCGGGGACTGGCCGGTGGCAGACGTTGTCGGCAGCCTCTGCTCTGCGAGGAAGGCGGGTGCAGGCGCGGCAGAACTCCTTCATCCCGCGCCGGGCCTGGACCCGTCGAACCCTTCCCGGGGCCTGGACGCCCCACGCCCGGCAGGTGGATTCCCGACCAATCGCCACGATTGCTGCCGCCCCCCTGGTCCGGGGCGTCAGGTCGAGGTCTCTGCCCCGAAGAACCGGGCGGTCCACCTGCTGTGCGCTTCACCGCCCAGCATACCCCTTCACCGCCCCGACGTGCGAGGATCGAACACCCGGGTCGGCGCGCCCTGCCCGGGCGCGGGCGGCGGCGAGCCGCCCTCCACCACTGGACCTGAACGGGCCGCCCACCCCTGCTCCGCCCGTCTGCGGGCGGCGGCGTCCCTGCGCCGCCGGGCCGGGGACTTCTCGCTGCCGTTCATCGGGACTCCGCGCGCTGCCATGCCTACAGCGTAGGATGCGGGCACAGGCAGGAAGGGGGTCGGCGATGGCGACACGGCGCCTGGCGGCCGCCGCCGCAGCCATGAGGATGGACGGCGCCTCCGAAGCCGAGACGGGGGCGCTGCTGGGGATGGGTGTGCGGGAAGTTCGCGCCGCCGTGGAGCAGCATCTCGCCGAGCAGGCCCGCAAAGCCGCCCCCCGCAACCGCGAAGTGCTGCGACGGGTGGAGGACGAGCGGCTGGAGCGGATGATGCTCGCGGTGTGGCCGCGGGCGCTGGACCCCGACGACCCCGACCAGCTCCCCGCGGTGCGCGCCGCGCTGTCCATCTCCGAGCGTCGTTCCCGCCTGCACGGCCTGGACGCCCCCGCCGAAGTCGTCGTGCACTCCCCCACCCTCGCCGAGATCGACGCCTGGGTGGCGCAGGTCGCCGGCGGCGGACCCGCCGGCCCCGTCGAGCCGGACGTGGTCGCGCTGCAGATCGCCGGGCAGGAGCAGGACGTTGCGGCGCAGGCCTGAACGTCAGCGCCCGCTGGGGCAGTCCCGCCTGCGCACGCAGGACGGGGTGGACCTGACCAGCATCCAGGTGGACGTGCAGTGGGAGTCCCTGCTCGCCCTGCGCCGGGCGGCGTACCTGATCGGCGCCACCCCCCGCGACCTGGCCTCGCAGCTCCTCGACGAGGCCCTCGAAGGGATCGAGGAGCGCTGTGCCCGATAGGACTGCGGCGCCGGACGACGACCTGCACCGCTACCGCTCCTGGACCCCGCAGGCCCAGGCCCGGGCGCTGGAGCGGCTGCGGGCCGCGGCCAACGACCAGTGGCGGCCCTTCTACTGCCCCGACCCGCACTGCGACGGCGCCCCCCACGGCGAATGGCCGTTCCGGCACGCCCGCAGCGACCAGCGGCCCCCGCAAGGGTCCGACTGGCTGGTGTGGGCGCTGGCCGGGGGCCGAGGGGCGGGCAAGACCCGCACCGGGTCGGAGTACACCCACCGGGTCGCCGAGCACATCCCCTGGATCACCATCGTCGCCGCCACCGGCGGCGACCTGCGCGACGTGGTGGTCGAAGGGGAGTCCGGCCTGCTCGCCACCGCCCCGCCGGGGCGGCGCCCCCAGTTCGAGCCGTCGAAGCGGCGGCTCACCTGGCCGAACGGGGCGCGGGCGCTGCTGGCCAGCGCGGACGAGCCCGACCGGCTGCGCGGGCCTCAGCACGGCTTCGCGTGGCTGGACGAGGCCGCCCACTACCGCCTGGTGGAGCAGGTCTGGTCGAACCTGAAGTTCGGGCTGCGCCTGGGGCGCCGCCCGCACGTCCTGCTCACCACCACCCCCAAGCCGACGGCGTGGATGAAGAAGGTGCTCGCCGACCCCACCACGGTGGTGTCCAGGGCTTCGACGTACGCGAACCTGGACAACCTCGCCCCCACGTTCGCCCAGGAGGTGCTGCGGGAGTTCGAAGGCACCCGGCTGGGCCGGCAGGAGCTGCACGCGGAGATGCTCACCGACGTGGAAGGCTCCTTGTGGACGTGGGAGCTGGTGGAGGCGTGCCGGGTCGAGCCGGAAGCGGTGCCGCAGGACTTCGACCGGGTGGTGGTGGCGGTGGACCCGGCGGGCAGCACCGCCGGGGACGAGACGGGCATCGTGGTGGCCGGGACCGCCGGCGGCACGGTGTACGTCCTGGCCGACCGCAGCGGGAAGTACACCCCGCACGGCTGGTCGGTGGCGGTGCGGGAGGCGTGCGATGCGTACTCCGCCGACGCGGTGGTGGCCGAGACGAACTTCGGCGGCGACCTCGTGGTGGCGAACCTGCGCGCCTCCGGGGTGGGTGCGCGGGTGCTGAAGGTGCATGCGCGGCGCGGCAAGGCGCTGCGCGCGGAGCCGGTGGTGGGCCTGTTCGAGCAGCGCCGGTGCCTGCTCGCCGGCATGTTCCCCCGCCTGGAGGACCAGTTGACCACCTGGGTGCCCGGGGACGCCTCCCCCGACCGGCTCGACGCGATGGTGTACGCGGTGACCGCGGTGGGGCGCACGGGCCGGCCCGCGCAGCTCGCCTCCCCGCTGCGGCTGGTGCCTAGAACAGCTTGAAGATCGCGTCGAACATCTCGATGGTGCCGTACAGGGCGCTCTCCCCCATCCCGGCCAGGGAGCCCTGCATCTTCAGCGGCCCGTCCAGGGCCAGGCAGATCAGGTACCCGCACAGGACGAGCAGCAGCACCGACAGGGCCACTGCGAGTGCGGACAGGAAGAACATGGACTTGAAGAAGAACTCGACCACCAGGGACACCCTCTCGTTTCTGAACATGTAGAACATCCAGCATATCAGCCCCGGCAGGTCCGGGAGTGTACCCTCCATCACATGAGCAGCGGCACCGGGATGTTCGGACAGGAATGGCCCGTCCTGCTCGCCGCGTCGCTGCTCGCCGCCCTCGCCGTCGCCCGCGCCGCGCGCCTGGTCGCCGAAGACGACTGGCCCCCCTCCCAATGGCTGCGCGACCGCTGGATCGCCGCCCTCAACGGCACCGGCTGGGACGCCCTGGTGCTGTGCACCTTCTGCGTCTCCCCCTACCTCGCGGCGGCCGACCTCGCCTGGGCCGTCCTGTCCGACCTGCACTGGGCCTGGTGGCTCGTCAACGCCTGGGCGGCGCTGTCCTACACCGCAGCGATCATCACCGCCCGCGACCTGCCGCCGGGCAGCCGGGAATAGGGAGAGGGGCACACCGTTGGCCCGACCACGCACCGCCCCGGCGCCGCCGCCGCCGAACGGCTTCGTCGCCTCCGCCGCCCTGCTGCCCGCCGCCCACCCCGGCACCGTGTCCAGCGCCGCCGACTGGATGGAGCACGCCTGGCGGTACCACGACACCGTCGCCGAACTGCGCTACGTCGCCAACTGGGTCGGCAACATGATGTCCCGCGCCGTCCTGGTCCTCATGAAGCTCGAAGGCGACGCCCACATCCCCATCACCGAAGGCCCCGCCGCACAGACCCTGGAGGCCTACTTCGGCGGACGGCAGGGCCAGGAGCAGATGCTCCGTGCCACCGGGATCAACCTCACCATCACCGGGGAGCTGTACCACGCCGCCGTCAGCACCCCCGACGGCGGCGAGCAGTGGTACGTCCTGCCCAGCGGCGCCGTCCAGCAGGACCGCAGCAAGAAGCTGCACGCCCGCATCGGCAGCCGCCGCCTGGCCCTGCAGCAGCAGGACATGGTCATCCGGGTCTGGACCGCGCACCCCCGCAACGCCGACGAGGCCGACTCCCCCGTCCGCTCCAACCTGTCCAACCTCGAAGAGGTGCGCCGCACCACCGAGCACGTCGCCGCCCAGCTCGACTCCCGCCTCGCCGGCGCCGGGGTGCTGCTGCTGCCCTCCGAGATCCAGTTCGCCGCCGCCCCCGGCACCGACGCCCAGGCCAACCAGGCCGACGCCTTCATGCAGGTGCTCGGCGAAGCCATGACCACCCCCATCAAGGACCGCTCCAGCGCCGCCGCCGTGGTCCCTCTGGTCGTCACCGCACCCGGGGAGCACCTCGACAAGGTGCAGCACATCACCTTCTGGACCGGCCTGGACGCCTCCGTCCTGACCATGCGGGACAACGCCGTCCGGCGCCTGGCGATGGGCATGGACACCCCCCCCGAAGTCATGCTCGGCACCCAGGACGCGAGCCACTGGAACGGCTGGCTCGCCGACGAGGCCAGCATCAAGAGCCACCTGGAGCCCCGCCTCGGCGTCGTCGCCCACGCCATCACCACCGGCTACCTGCGCCCCGCCCTGGAAGGGGTCGTGGACGACCCCCAGCAGTACATGGTGATGGCGGACACCAGCGCCATCCGGCTGCGCCCCAACCGCTCCAACGAGGCCCTGGAGCTGTACGACCGCGGCGAGATCGGCGGCGACCCGCTGCGCCGGGAGACGGGGTTCGACCCCAACGACGCCCCCGACCAGCAGGAGTTCGCCCGCTGGCTCCTGCGCCGCGTCGCCACCGGCTCCACCAGTCCCGAGCAGACCACCGCCGCCCTGCGCAGGCTCGGCGCCGACCTGGGCATCACCGCCCCCGCAGACAGCAACACCGCCCCCGGCGACGACCGCCGCCTCGACACCCGCCGCAGGGCCGTGGACGCCCGCGCCCCCGACATGGAGCGCTCGGTGCAGGAGAAGCAGCAGCGCGACGGCCTCGTCGCCGCCTGCGAAGGGCTCGTCCTGCGCGCCCTGGAACGCTCCGGCAACCGTCTGTGCGACGCCCGCGCCCGCGCCGAAGGGCTCGGCGCGGTGGACCCCCACGAACGGCACCTGCACGCCTCCGGCAACCCCGACAAGCTCCTCGACAACGCCTGGAGCACCGCCCCCGTCGTGCTCGCCGGGCGCAGCGAGCGCCCCGAAGCGGTGGTCGCGGTCCTGGACCAGTACGTCCGCGGCCTGCTCACCAGCCGCACCCCGCACAGCAGGGCCGCCCTGGTGGCATGCCTGGCCCGGCTGGCGGAGGCGGCATGATCACCGCCCGCGACGCCTACGCCGCCACCGGCCGCGGCGAGCCGGTGGACATCGCGCTGTCCATCACCGGGCAGCCCCCGTTCACGGTGGCGATCACCGACCAGCCGCAGCACGGCACGGCGGAGCCGCTGGACGGCCCCGCCGCCCGGTACACCCCCGACCCCGGCCACCTCGGCCCCGACGCCTTCAGCTACACCGCCACCGGCGCGGACGGCGCCCGAGGCACCGCCGTGGTCCGCATCGACGTGCTCGCCGACCCCCCCGCCCAGGCCGTCGCCGCCGCCGCCGCCCTCGCCGCCCTCGCCGCGTCGCTGCTGCCCGTCCTGGCCCCGCTGCTCGCCGCCCGCGCCACCGCCGCGCAGCTGCTGGACGCCTTGGAGCCGTTCTACCTGGACATGTTCCGCGGCCCCGACCCTGCCGCCGCCTGGACCTCGTTCCAGCAGTCCGCCCGATGGGCGTACGACCGGGTCGAACCGGACGGCACCAGCGCCCAGGCCGACCGGATGGCCGACATCTCCGCATCGGCGATCATCAACCACGCCCAGGTCGAGCAGCGCCGGCAGTCCGGCGCGTCCGGGTCCAAGACGTGGTGGACGATGCTGGACGAACGGGTCCGCCACACCCACCGCCCCATGCACGGCACCACCGTCCCCTTGAACGGCATGTTCGAGGTCGGCCCGTCGAACGTCCGCATGGACTACCCCGGGCAGCCGGTCGGACCTGTCGAGCTATGGGTGAACTGCAGATGCGTCATGACGTTCAGCGACCACCCCGTCACCGCCGCAGCACCCCCGGAAGGAGCCCCGCCGATGCCCGGATGCACCTGCGAGCAGGAGCCCGCCGACGAGCAGCTCGCCCTGTTCGACCTGCAGGAGGGGTACGAGCTGCCCGACGAGATGCGCTGGCACGGCGTCGTGGCCCTGGAAGGGCAGCCCACCGGGGACGGGCGGTCCTTCGCCGAAGGCTCCATCACCTGGCGCCAGCCCCCGCTGCCCCTGCGCTGGCCCCGCGCCGACAACGGGGAGCACCTCGGCTCGGTCACGGTCGGCACCGTGGAGCGGCTCTGGCGCGAAGGCGGACGCATCCACGCCGAAGGCGTCCTGCTGGAGAACGAGGAGGCCGACGAACTCATCGGCCTGCTCGCCGAAGGCGCCGCAGGCGGGCCGTCCATCGACGCCGACAGCATGTCGCTGGCTGAAGGCGACGACGCCCAGTTCGGCGCCGGCCGGATCAGCGCCGTCACCATGGTCGCGATCCCCGCCTTCGACCTGCGGATCAACCTCGGTCCCGCGCCGCAGGACGCCCTCGCCGCAGCAGGAATCTCCCAGGAGCCGTGGGACGGCTCGCCGTCCCGGTTCACCCAGGAGCAGTGGGAGCGCTCCACCGTCCTGCACCGCTGCGACGACGGCACCAAGGACTGCCACGCCCTGCCGGTGCGGGAGCCGGACGGCACCTTGAACCGATCCGCCGTGCACGCCGCCGCAGGGCGGATCGGGCAGGTGGACGCCTCGGTGGAGCAGGTGTCCGCCGCCCGGCGGGCGCTGCTGGCCGCCTACGCCGAACTCGGCGAGGAACCCCCGGCGTCCCTGGTCGCCGCCGTGTTCGCCCGCGGGCCGGGATGGGTGACCAACCCCGCCGCCACCGCCCGCCTGCACCACTACTGGACGAAAGGCGAAGGCGCGGCCAAGGTCCGCTGGGGCACCCCCGGGGACTTCCGCCGGTTGCGGGCGTACCTCGCCGAGCACATCAGCCCCCGGTTCCTGAACAGGGTCGCCGCGCAGTGGCACAAGGACGCCCTCGGCTACTGGCCCGGGGAGTGCGGCAGGCCCGGCAACCCTCCGTGCCGCGGATCGGTCACCGCTGCGGGCGGCGACGCCGCCCTGTTCGCCGACCCCGGCCTGGACGGACCCACCCCGACCACCATCGACGGGGACCGCATCTACGGGCACCTCGCCGCCTGGCGGATGCCGGACGGCTCCCCCGCCTGCCACATCGGCCTGCGCGGCGGCTGCACCGTCCCGCCCCGCAGCGCCAGCAGGTACGCCTTCTACCGCACCGGGACGTACATGACCAGCTCCGGCCCCGTCAGTGTCGGGCAGATCACGATGGGCACCGGCCATGCCGCCGCCGCCGACGACGACGGCGTCCCGATCAGCGCCGCCGCCGCCGCCGCGCACTACGACGACACCGGCTCCGCCGTGGCCGATGTGGCGGTCGGGGAGGACGAGCACGGCATCTGGTTCAACGGCCTGCTGCGGCCCGGCGCGACCCAGGAGCAGCGCGCCGCGCTGCTGGCGTCCAGCCTGTCCGGGGACTGGCGCTCCATCAGCGGCAGACTGGAACTGGTCGCGGTCCTGGCGGTGAACGTCCCCGGGTTCCCCGTGGTCCGCCCGCTGGCAGCGTCCGGCGCCCGGGTCGCGGCCGTGCGCTCAGCGATGGCCGGGCAGCGGATCGCCGCAGCTGCGGCAGTGGTGGAAGGAGGGCAGTAGCCATCGGATGCAACTGCGGCGGGAAGCCCCGCCGGGAGTACGAGCACATCTCCCCGTCCGGGACGGTGACCGTCGTGAGCAGTCAGAGCGCCGCGATGGTCCTGGTCCGCAGGGAGGGGGGGACATGGCGGATCAAGGCCGGTTGACTGCGCAGTGTAACGTCTGAACCAAGATCGGGCGCACCGCTGTAACGCTGCACCCGGCCCCTCGGAGCGGGGAACAAGGAACCATCCCGCAGAACCGCCGAGGAGGCGCACGATGGACGACATCGCAGACCTGAGCGTCGAGCAGGTCGAGGCCCTGATCGCTGAGCACACCCAGGCGTTCTCCGCGCTGAACCTGACCGAGGAGTCCGCAGAGGACGACATCGTGCGCGGCGAGGAGCTCGCAGCGAACGTCCAGGCCCTGCGCACGGCCCTGCAGGAGCGCGCCGATGCCGCGCAGCGGCGCGCCGACCGCTTCACCGCCCTGCAGGAGCAGTTCGCCGCCCCGGAGCCGGTCGTGGAGCCGGCCGAGCCGGTCGTGGAGCCGGTCGTGGCCGCCGAAGCCCCCCCGCTGGCTGCCGCCGCCCTGCCGTCCCCCGCCCGCCGCGCCGCCGCCCGCGCGCCCGAGGTCGCCGTCCCCGTCCGCCGCGCGGCGGTCCTGACCGCCGCCGCCGACGTGCCCGGCATGCCCAACGGGGCTCCCCTGGACGACCTGACCCGGGTCGGGGAGGCGCTGCTGTCCCGGATGCGCGGCATGCCGACGCACCGCATGCCCGAGACCCGGCTCCGCTTCGGCGCCGCGGTCCTGAGCCGCGGCACCTTCAGCGACACCCTCATCCAGGGCCGCACCGACGACTACGGCCTGATCCAGCAGGCCGGGCGGGAGTCCCGCCTCGACGCCGGCAGCCTCGTCGCCTCCGGCGGCTGGTGCGCCCCGTCCGAGACCCTGTACGACCTGTGCCAGTACGAGACGCTGGAAGGGCTCCTGGATGTGCCCGAGGTCCAGGTGAACCGCGGCGGCATCCGCTACACCTCCGGCCCGGACTTCTCCGACATCTACAACGGCTGCGGCTTCCACCTCACCGAAGCCCAGGTGATCTCCGGCACCGCCAAGAACTGCTGCGAGGTGGACTGCCCCACCTTCGAGGATGTCCGCCTCGACGCGGTCGGGGTGTGCGTGAAGGCCCCGCTGCTCACCAACGCGGCCTACCCCGAACTGGTGCGGCGCTACATCGAAGGCGCCCTCGTCGCGCACCAGCACAAGGTGTCCGGCTCGATCATCGCCAACATCATCGCCGCCGGCGGCGCCCCCATCGCGGTCCCCGACAACGGCACCCTGCTGTTCAACCTGGACCACCTGGAGTGGCAGGCCACCGCGATGCGGTACGCCTACCGCCTCGGGGTGAACGCCAGCATCGAGGTGGTCCTGCCGGTGTGGGCGCGGACCCTGCTCCGCGCAGAGCTGGGCCGCCGCAACGGTGTCGCGCTGCAGTCGGTGTCCGACGCCGAGATCGCCCAGTGGTTCTCGGTGCGCAACCTCGCCCCGCAGTTCGTGTACAACCTGCAGGACTTGACCTCGTTCCCTGCGGCGCAGGCCGTGCCCACCAGCCTGCGGGTCGCGATGTACCCGGCCGGCTCCTGGGTCAAGGGCGTCGCGGACGTGATCAACCTGGACGCGGTGTACGACTCGGCGAGCCTGCAGCAGAACATGTTCACCGCGATCTTCGTGGAGGAGGGCGTCCTGTCGGTGCAGCGGTGCCTGGGCACCTCGGTGCTGGACATCCCCGTCTGCGTCAGCGGGCAGACCGCTGCGGCGATCCTGGACGCCTGCATGGGCACCGCCCCTGCAGCTGCGGCCGCCTCCACCCGGTCGTCCGCCAAGTAGCCGCCTCCCGGGCGGGCGGGCCACCCTCTCCCGCCCGCCCGGGGGGCTTCCGCCCGACGTGAACGGAAGGTGGGGCATGGGAACCATCGACAATGCAGCGGCCTGGTGGCCGCTGGGGGCGCCGGAGCCCCCCGCCGGCGGCCTGTTCGACGTGGTCCCGCTGGTGCAGCCGGGCGACCCGCACGTCTTCCTCGGCGCGCAGCACTGGTCGAACCGCTGCACCCCCGGCGGGGTGTGGCTGGACATGTGCGACCCGCAGACCGCCAAGACGTTCCGCGCCCCCGAACTGGTGCAGGGGTACCCGTTCGCGGTGTACGACGGGATGGAGTGCACCATCGGCGCCAGCGCCGACGACCTCGCCGGGATGCTGCTCGACACGTTCGCCGTGAAGGCCGAGGCCGTCGCGGAGGCGCGCCTGCAGGACGCGCTGGCCCCTGCCCCTGCGGCCACCAGCCTGCCTGCCGCCGTGGCGGACCTGGAGGTGCTGCTCGCGGCAGGCTACGCGGGGCGGGGCCTGCTGCACATGGACCGCGGCACCGCCGTGCACGCCTTCATGGAGAACCTCCTGGTCCCGTCGTCGGACGGCGCCGGGGTCCGCACCATCAACGGCACCCCCGTGGTGCTGGGCCGCGGCTACACCGCCGCCCCCGGCGGCTTCTTCACCGCCGCCACGGGGCAGGTCGTCGCCCTGGCCGGCCCGGTGCAGCAGGTCCGCACCCCGATCACCGGCACCGAGCCGGGGCGGGTGCTGGTGGAGCAGCAGTTCGTCCTGCTCGTGGAGTGCGTCGCGACATCCGTCGAAGGTCCGCTGTGAACAGCCGAGGAGGCATCCGATGACGACCAACTTCCCGCTCATCCGTGGGCGGCGGATGCGGGTGACCCGCCTGGACTCCTGCGGACGCCCGATGTACGGTTCCGGGGCTTCCGTGGTGACCAGCGGCTTCGTGTCGGTCGCGGTGACCGCGCAGGTCACCGAGGCCGAGGCGGTGGAGGTGACGAACGCGGCCGGGCAGGTGCACGCCCGCGACGCCGGCACCGCTGAGACGAACGGCTTCGGCCTGGAGATCACGTTCTGCGACGTGCAGCCGTGCACCTTCGAGATGCTGACGGGGCAGCCGCTGGCGCGGGACTCGGCGGGCCGGGCCATCGGGTTCAAGGTCAACACGAAGGTGGACAAGGAGGCGCAGGCGTTCGCCCTGGAGGTGTGGGCCGGGGTGCCGGGTTCCGTCTGCCTGCCGGGGCAGTCGTCCCAGGCCGGCTACATCCTGTTCCCGTACGTCAGTTCGGGCACCATCGGCGATTTCAGCCTGGAGAACGCGGCGGTGACGTTCGTGGTGACCGGGGCGATGACCAAGGACGGCAACGGCTGGGGCGCGGGTCCGTACGAGGTCATGCAGGAGGACGACGGCACCCCCACGAGGCTGCCCGAGCTGCTGGACTCCGAGGACCATCTGTACGTCGCGCGGACGGGTCTGCCGATCCCCGCCCCCACCGACGGGTGCGTGGAGCTGGTCGAGCCGGACCCCATCGCGGTCACCGGGGTGGTCGCGGGGTCGCCGGGGGCTTTCCTGCCGCGCAACGCCGACCTGCCGGTGAGCCTGGCGGTCCTGTCGGCCCATCCGGTGGTCGGGGTCGGCGGCACCGCTGAACCTGCTGCGGCGTGGGAGCCGGGGCAGCATGTCCGGCTCGGGGACGGCACCGCCGCGCACTGGACCGGGACGGCTTGGGCGGGCGGGTCCGTCCCGGCGGGACGGTGAGGCGTGCCGCCCTGGCGGCCGGACACGTCGCAGTGCCCCGGCTGGGACGTGCTGCCGCAGAACGTGCAGGAGCGCGCTGAGGCGCTGGCGTGGCTGGCGCTGGGGCGGCTGACCGGCGGCCTGGTGCCCGGCGGGGAGGTGCTGCTGCGCCCCTGCGTGCAGGAGCCCTGCCGTCCCTGCCGGACGCTGCGGCACGTGCTGCCCGGGACGGCTGGTGCGGTGGTGTGCGGCGGGCAGGGGTGCTCCTGCGCGCCGCTGCCGGAGGTGCTGCTGCCCGGCCGGGTCGCTGCAGTGCTGTCGGTGGTGCTGGACGGGCAGGAGATGCCTGCGGGGTCGTGGCGCCTGGACGACGGGCGCAGGCTGCTGCGCACGGACGGGCAGGCGTGGCCGTCATGCCAGGACATGCGTGCCGGACTGGGCATGCCGGGCACGTTCGCGGTGTCCTACCTCGCCGGCATGGAACCCGGGCCTGCGGGCCTGGCGGCGGCGGGGGTGCTGGCCTGCGAGTTCGCCTCCGCGATGCGGGACGGCAAGTGCCGGCTGCCGTCCGGGGTCACCACCGTGGTGCGGCAGGGCGTCACGCTGGAGATGCCCGCCGACCTGTTCGCGCAAGGCTTGACGGGCATCCGGGAGGTCGATGCCTACATCCTGTCCATCAACCCGCACCGCCTGGCGGTGCCGCCGCGGGTGTGGTCCCCGGACTCCCCCGCCGGACGGTACGTGGCGCCGTGATCGGGGCGCTGCAAGGGTTGGCGGACTGCGTGGAGCAGGAGCTGCAGGCGGCCGGCTCCCCGGTGTGCTGGTGCGCCCCGGTCCCGGGGGGGCAGGCGGTGTGGGACGCCTGCGACTCCTGCGGCTCCGGCTGCGGGATGGCCTGGGTGGCGCTGGTGCGGGTGGAGCCGTACACCTCGTTCGGCTCCCCGGCGGCGGTGTCCTCCTGCGCGGCGGCGATGCAGGCGGTGCTGCGGGTCGGGGTGGCCCGCTGCCTGCCGGTGGAGGCGGACGGATCGGCGCTGCCGCCGCAGGACTCGGCGGAGGCGGCGGCGCAGCTGTGCGCGGACATGGCTGCGGTGCAGCGGGCGCTGACGTGCTGCGGCCTGGAGGTCGCGGTGCGCGGCTGGGTCGCGATGCCGGTGCAGGGCGGGTGCATGGGCGGGGAGTGGGAAGTGCTGCTGGACCTGCTGGAGGTGTGAGGTGCGGGCGTCGGTGCGCAAGGTCCGGATCGACCCGCGGAAGGTGCAGCGGCAGCTGCACGGCGCCGGCGGGACCGGCGGGTGCGGGGCGTACCGGGACCACCTGCTCGAACTCGCCGAAGAACTGGCCCGGGAGTCCTCCCCCGTCAACGACGAGCGGAACGCGCGGCACCGCGGCTCCGTGGTGGGCACGTACCGCGCGTCGTGGCGGCGGTCCAGCTCGCGCCCCGCCCTGGCGGTGTCCGCCGGGGAGCTGCGGAACATCGCCGACCATGCCGTGTTCGTGGAACTGGGCAGGGCCGCCTCGGGCAAGCGGCAGACGTTCTCCTGGACGCGGTGGGGGGGGCGGATCAAGACGGTCGGCGCGGGAACGGGCAGCCCCGGCACCCGTGCCCGCGCAGGGCGGCACGTCGCGGTGAAGGCGGTGGCGGCCGCGCTGCGCTCCCCGCTGCCGGTGTTCCGGGCGCGGATGAACAGCCCCTACCGTCCACGCCCTGGTTTCCTGCCTTGACCCTGTCCCGACAGGTAGGGTCGAGGAGGGAGGGTGATGCGATGCGCGAGTTCACGATGGCGGCGCAGCGGGCGGATGAGGTGGCTGAACTGCTGCCGGGGGCGCGCCCGTTGGAGTTCAAGATGCTGGGGCGGACGATGACGGCCACCCCGCCGTCCAACACCGGGCCGGTGGCGTACCTGATGGCGATGCAGTCCTCGGACGCCGACGAGTCCGACCAGGCGTTCGCAGTGGTCCGGTTCTTCTCCTCGCTGCTGGGGCAGAAGGATGGCCGCAGGGTCCGTGCCGCCCTTGCGACGGGGGAGATCGACCTGGACACCCTGATGGAGGTCTTCGCCTACCTGATGCAGGAGTGGTCGGCCCGCCCTACTGGGCCGCCGCCCGGCTGATCCAGGCGGCGGCGCACCACTGGATCGCCTTGGACGGGTGGTGCGCACTGCGGGGCACGGACCTGATGGCGCTGCCCCTGGACCGCTTCTGCAACGCGGTGCAGTCGTGGCTGATGGAGCGGGTGGAGAAGCCTGAACTGCTCCTGGTCGAACTGCAGAAACCTCCGCCTGGCGCAGCGGTCGGACAGAATGTGTTGCAGGAGGAGCTCGCCGTCGTGGACGCCCTCCTGGGAGGAGGTCGCTGATGTCGAACCTCGTCGGCAAGGTCCATGTCGGCGTCGAGGTCGATTCGACGGACTTCCCGGCCAAGCTCGCTGCAGCGCTGAGCGGCGTCGAGGCCGACGTGGACTTCGACCGCTCCCACATGGCCAGGCAGGCGCAGAAGTTCCGCACCCAGTTCGAGGCCGCGTTGAAGAACGTGATGCGCAAGCCGTTGACCGTGGGCGGGGTGAAGGTCGGGGTGGACTTCGACGCCGCCCACCTCGCCGCGCAGGCCCTGAAGTTCCGCCGCCAGCTCCACGCCGCCTTGAAGGCGGCGACGCAGGGGATGGATTTGGAGGTCTCGGTGGACGTGGACCTGGACCCGGCCGGCAGCGCGGCCCAGGCCGCTGCCGGCAAGGGGCTCTGGGGGCAGTTCATGGACGGCTCCTGGTTCAAGCGGCTGCGCCGGGGTCTGAGGCGTGCAGGGTCCGGCGGCTTCTTCGACGTGTTCACCTCTTCCCTGTCGTACGCCTTGCAGGGCGTGAAGTGGTTCCTGGACGCCAACGGCTACCTGTTCGGGGTGCTCGGCAACCTGGGGCAGAGGCTGGTGGACGTGTCCGGGAAGCTGGGCAGGTTCGGCAAGGTGCTCGCGCCGCTGGGCAAGGCGATGGGGGCGCTGGGCAAGGCTGGCCAGTCCTTGTTCTCCAACCCGTGGACCGCCGCGGTCGCCGTGGTCGGGGTGCTCGCCACGCTCGGCAAGGCGGTGAGCATCCTGTCCCCGCTGCTGAATGCTGCCGCCGGGGTGGCGGCGACGTTCGCGTCCGCTCTGGGCAACACCGCCGCGGCGGGACTGGTGCTGGTCCCGGTGCTGGTGTCGCTGGCGGCGGGGGCCGGGGCGTTCCTGTACGTGGGGGGGGCGGCGGCGAAGTCGCTGGGCGCCTTGTTCTCGGCGATGTCCTCCGGCGACCCGAAGAAGATGGAGGAGTACCGCAAGTCCCTGGAAGGGCTCGGCCCCGCCGCCAGGTCGGCGGTGCGGGCGTTCGAGCCGCTGCTGTCCGACCTGGAAGAGTTGCGGCGACAGGCCCAGGACAGGATGTTCGACGGGATGGCGGACAGCGTCTCCACGTTCGCCCCGGTGCTGGACACGGTGAAAGGCTCCCTCGGCGACATCTCCGAGGCGGTCGGCGACGTGATCGACAGGTTCCTCGAACTGGGCAACAACGCCGTGTTCGTGGAGTCCCTCGGCGCGCTGCTGTCCAGCACGTCGGTGATCGTGGGGAACATCGGCGCAGGACTGGTGAACCTGTTCGCAGGGTTCACGAACTTCTTCGCAGCCGTGGCCCCGGTCGCGGAACTGTTCTCCCAGTCGGTGCGCAGCGTCGGGGATTCGTTCCTGACCTGGACGGCCAGCGAGGAGAACAGGCAGAAGGTCACCGACTTCTTCTACGGCGCGTACGAGGTGGCGCGCCTGGTGGTCGGCATCCTGTGGGAAATGGGCGGGGTGCTGGTCACGGTGTTCACCGATTCGCAGGGGCCGATCCTGGAGACGGACGGCATCCTGCAGGGCATCAAGCGCAAGCTGGAGGACGTGAAGGCGTGGCTGGACAAGCCGGAGAACAAGGACAAGTTGAAGGAGTGGTTCCGGCAGGCGGCCCAGTTCGCTTCGTCCGTGTGGCAGGCGATCTCGTACATCGCCAGGGAGTTCCAGCGCCTCAACACCCCGGAGAACCGTGAAGCGATGCTGCGGGTCATCGGGTTCCTCGGGCAGATGGCCGGTGCCGCGCTGAGGCTCGCGGGGTACCTCGGGCAGGTGTTCGACCTGTTGATGAGCATCATCAAGTACCAGCCTGCGGCGCTGATCGGCAGGACGTTGGGGGCTGTCGGGAACGCGCTGCGGGGGTCGCAGCCGCAGGCGTTCGCCGCCGGCGGGCTGGTGTCGGCCCCGACGAGGGCGCTGGTGGGGGAGGCCGGGCCGGAGCTGATCGTCCCGCTGCGCCGCCCGCTGGGCCTGGTGGACCCTTCGGTGCGTGATGTCGCCGCGCTGGTGCGCGGCCTGCCGGGCAGGCCGCCGCCGACCAGGCAGGTCAACGTGGTGCAGCACATCTACCCGAACCAGGCCGACCCGCAGGCGGTGGCGGTGGCTGTGATGAACCGTTACGCCGTCGCGGTGGGGGGCTGACATGCCGGCGTGGATGGACTACCTGCGGTACGACGGGGTGGAGGTCGTGGACGCGGCCCGGACCAGGGCGTACGCGGAGCATCTGGGGCTGACGTTCTTCACGGGCCTGCAGCACTGCCCGGACCTGCCGCAGGCTTTGGAGGGGTCGGGGTGGGCGCAGCGGCGGGTGGCTCCAGGGGTGGCGCCGACCGCCCCGTGGTGGGATGAGCGGTCCCCGGCTTCGGGGCGTTTCGCGGGGGTCCATCTGCTGGACGTGTCGAACCTGGACTCCTCCACCTGGACCTCGTCGGTGGTGCAGGGCCTGACGGACGGGGGGGCGCTGAGCAAGGGTCGTCATGAGGTCCGGGAGATGGTGTTCCGGGCGCTGCTGATCGGGGCGGACGAGGCGGCGGTGATGTACGGCTTGTCCTGGTTGAGCACGGTGCTGCGCCGCGGCAACCCGTGCCTGACGGACACGGCGATGGGTCGGCGGAGGCACAGCTACGCCGACCTGCTGCCCGGCCCGGGGCGGCAGTGGTGGGCGTACTACAAGGATGAGGCGTCGCTGCAGGCGGACGACGACCTGTACCAGGGGCCGCTGCTGGACGGCCTGCCGCAGACCTACCTGGGGGTGCGGCAGGCGCTGCGCGCCCGGTTGCCGATCACGTCCCTGTCGATGCCGTTGGACCCGTGCGGCGATCCGCTGCTGGAGTTCTTCGTGGCGTGCCCTGAGCCGGACGCCCCGGTGACGTATTACCGTTCCATGCTGGATGTGGGGTGCATCCAGGGGCCGCAGGTGCTGTCCAGCCATCAGGTCGGCGGGTCGGCCTGCACCGGGGGCGCGTGGCTGGAGGTCGAGTTCACTCTGGCGGCGGCCAACCCGTTCCGGTGGTCCGCGCCGCTGCCCATCGCGGAACGGTTCCGGGACTGGACGTACCGGGACTTCCTGCCGGATGTGGACAAGGAGTGGTGGCAGGTCTACAAGGACACCGCGGACCTGCTGGACGACAACGACCTGTACAGCGCCCCGCTGCTGCATCCCGGGGTGCAGCATTCCTATTGGGGCCTGATCCGGGTGCTGTGGCTGCGGCTGCCGGTGTCGGGGGGCATTCCGGTGGGGGCGCGGGAAGGGGCGCCGCGGCTGCTGGAGGAGCCGCTGTGGCTGGACCCTGCGTGCGACCCGCCGCCGCTGTTCCCGCAGACCCCTGGGGACGAGCTGCTGTGCCGCCCGCCGTACGAGGGGCCGTGGCAGCGGCGCCTGTACACGGCCGCCGACCGGCCGCCGCTGTTCGTGGAGTCGGCGCTGGTGGTGGAGCTGGTCGCGGACGGGGCGGACTTCTCCGATGTGCGGGTGCGGTTCACTCCGCAGGGCCGCGACCCGGATGTGGACTCGGCGGTGCAGTTCATCGCCCACCACATCCCTGACGGGGCGACGCTGCGGATCGACGGGGCCAGGCGGAGCATCCTGATGTACTCGGGGGAGGTGGGCACCCCTGAACTGGTGTCGGGGCCGGCGGGGCATCTGGTGAGCGTGGATGCCGCGAGTGCGGCGTACACGTTCCCGACGCTGGTGTGCGGCGGCTCCTGGCTCGTCTCGGTGGACACCCGCGAGCAGGACCAGCACGACCTGCTCGGTCTGCGGGTGCAGGCCGTGTCCCGGGAGGATTGATGCTGGGTCTGGGAGAGTACACGGTGATGGCCGCGGATCGGGGCGGGGTGACCCGGCTGGGGCAGTTGACGGGACTGTCGTCGCTGCGGTTCAACCGGGTCCGCGATGGCACCAGTGAATGCTCGATGGTGCTGACCGGCCCGGACGAGGAGTGCTGCGGGTTGCTGGCGGACCTGCGGACGGCGCGCAACGAGGTGGTGGTGTACCGCAACGGGGCGCGGGTGTGGGAGGGGCCGATCACCCGGCTCGGCTACCGCCCCGGGGTGGTGGAGGTCGATGCGAGGGACATCTCCTGGTACGTGTCCAGGCGAATCCTGGAGCGTGAGGTGGATCAGGTGGGCCGCCCGGTGGAGGCGGGGGCGCTGCTGTACGACCTGCTGCTGGCGCACTACCCGCGGGCAGGCGATCCGTGGGGTTTCAACGTCGGCCCCTGGGTGACCCGGGTGCTGGGGGAGGATGAGGCGCGGACGGCGGCGCGGATCAAGGCGTACTCCCGGACCCTGTTCGACGTGCTGGACCAGTACGCGCATTCCGGTGGCATCGACTACACGGTGACCGGGCGCCGGCTGGTGCTGTGGGACACGCAGACCCAGGTGTCGGTGCTGCCGACGATCACTTCCGACATGATCGACGGGACGGTGAACGTCACCGAGTACGGGCAGGAGCTGCGGACCCGTTCCTATGTGACCACGTCGGAGGACACGTACTCCTCGGCCATCGCTGCGCAGCAGTGGATGGACTACTACGGCCCCATCGACTTCGTGGACACGAACGTGGATGAGGGCGGCGGCTCCCCGACGCCGCCGGACGCCCCGGCGATGGAGGAGATCGCGACGCGGCTGCTGAATGTGGGGCATCCGGCGCCGACCCGGGTGTGGATCGGGGAGGATTCGCGGTTGGACCCGTGCTACCCGGTGGAGTTCTCCCAGCTGCAGGCGGGGGCGTTCGTGGTGCTGGAGTCGGTGGAGACGTGCCGACGGGTGAGCCAGTGGCAGAAGGTGCAGGAGGTGTCGGTGGTGTGGACGCCGGCGGGGGAGTCGGTGTCGATCTCCCTGGTGCGTGCGCCGGCGTACTGGACGAAGCGGACGGGAGTGGTCGGTTGAGCGGTTCGAGGCCGGAGACGATGCCGGAGTGGATGCGGGACATCTCCCGCAGGCTGTCCCTGCTGGAGCGGCGGCGGTCGTTCGCGGGGCAGGTGCCGGTGGGGGCGGTGGTGATGTTCGCCGGGCAGGTGCCGCCTGAAGGCTGGTTGCGCTGCGACGGGTCGGCTGTGCCGCCGGGGCATGGGCGGCTGGTGGAGGTGCTGGGCTCCACGGTGCTGCCGACGGCCCCGGGGCCGGGCTCCTGGATCGTGCGCGGCTGAAACTTGCGACTTGGGCTGCTGCTCGTCCTAGTGTGGATGGTGACGGGAAGGGGTTCTTCGGGATGCCTGAGACTTCGCCTGACGGCTTGCGCTACCCGGTGGATTCGGATTCTCCGGATGTGCCGAGGGACTTCAAGAACCTCGCCGAAGATGTGCAGGCCGCGCTGGTCGGGCGGGACGCGCAGATCGCCCGTTCCTCCGCATCCTCTGTGCGGCCCGGCTCGGCCAGCAGCGGGGCGGGCGCCTGGGTTCCTGTCGCCGCCGAGGTGCGGATCACGGCGCCAGCGGGCCTGTACCTGGTCAGCGTCACCGCTACAGGGGCGAGGCAGGGCGGCGTCGGCGCTCCGCTGCAGTTGAGCATCGTCGTGAACGGGGCGACCCAGTACGAGCGCACCGTCGCCGAGACTGCCGACGACTACACCAGGCCGATGAACGCGGCGGTCCTCTACAGCCATGCAGCCGCTGGGGTTCTTGCGGTGACCGCATCCGGGCGGGCGGTCGGGGCGTCCTTCGTCGTCCACGCCGGCTCCCGCATCGACGTGGCCCGCATCAGCATCTAGGAGGAGACGATGTCATTGGACTTCCAAGGCATGGCCGAGCTGCGCCCTGTCGGGGTGCAGCGGGACGCCGACCTGGGGGGGTGCTGATGCTTCAGACTTCGCCTGACGGCTTGCGCTACCCGGTGGACACCGACTTCCCGGATGTGCCGAGGGACTTCAAGAACCTCGCCGAAGATGTGCAGGCCGCGCTGCAGGTGCGGGACTACCTGCCATGGACCCGGCATCTCGCCACGAACTTCTCGGTCCCGAACGGGACGGTGATGCGCGCAGTGCCTGCTGGAACCAGCGTCGGCCCGCTGGCATCCCAGTGGAGCGGCTCCACGTTCACGTTCCCTGAAGGCGGCACCGGCGGCATCTGGCTGATCTCGGTCAACGCACAGGTCGGGCCGGTCGCCGCAGTCGATGCCGTCATGGAGGTGCGGATCGGCGGCACTGCGACGCGCCTTACATCTGGACGGCTGTCCGGGGCCGTCTCGTCCGGGATGAGCCAGACCTCGATCGAGGCCACGGTCGCCACCGGCTCCACTGTCACGTTCTCCGTATGGCACGGGCACGGCGGGGCGGTGCCGTGGAGCACCCATATGGTTCATATTCTGAGGCTCTCCAACACTCAACCACTCCCGTAGGAGGTCTGAAGATGCCCCAGTCCCTCACCCACTCCCAGTCGCTGCTGGCTGCCGACCCTGTCGTGGCGGGCCGTGTCGGCGCCGTCCTGATCAGCGAGTCGATCGCTGACCCTCTGGACGTGCCCACGCAGGCGTGGGCGGTGATGCCGTGGGTCGCGGCGCAGCCCGGCATGGCGGCCGCCTACCACGCTGCGCTGCTGGCGGGCCGCCTGGACGCCGGGTCCGCCGACGACGTGATCACCGACGGGGCGCTCACCTCCGCCGTGGTCGCTGCCGTCGCTGCGATGCGGGCGGCCGGATGAGGACCCCACCGGTCCCCGGGTTCCCCGTCTCGACGCCGTGGGGGCGCCGCGGACGGCACTGGTCCTGCCAGCGGGACGCCAACGGGAACGGCCTCCACACCGGGGTGGATGCCGCCGCCCCCCACGGGACCCCGATCGTCGCCCCCCTCGCCGGGGTCGTGCGGCACACCAGCCAGGGTGCAGCGTTCGGGCCGCACCAGTTCTTCATCGTCCCCGACGCCGACCCTCGGGCGGGAATCTTCTTCGCCCACACCCTGGACCGGCCCGCCCACGGGCGGCGGGTGGCGGAAGGGGAGCGGATAGCCCGGGTCGGCGCCCTCGGCAACGCCACCGGCCCGCACCTTCACCTGGAGTGGTGGCCGCAGCACGCCCGCGGCTGGGGCTGCGGCAACAACATCGACCCCGTCCCGATCCTGACCCGACTGCAGGGCGCTGCGCCCGGAGGAGACGACGACATGACCCCTGAACAGGCCACCCAGCTGGCGGAGGTGCATTGGATGCTGGGGCAGGTCCGCGGCACCGACCTGCCACCCATCCAACGGTCCACCGGCGCCAGGCTCCTCGGGCCGGTGGACGAGACCCGCTGGCTCACCTCGAACAGTGTGATCAACGCGTTGCAGGACATCATGCGGCGCCTGGCGCGGATCGAGGAGCAGACCGGGCTGCAGCCGTCCGCGGTGCCCGTCCTCGCCCTGGAAGCGCCGGACGGGGCGGTGCCCGGTGAGTGACTGGCTGCTGCTCCTGGCCGCACTCGCGGCCCTGTTCGGGCTGTGGTGGCTGCTGGACCGGGCCGAGCAGAAGCACCGGGACCGGTCGTGAAAGGCGGGTGGGAGGTCGGGAAAGCAGGCACCGCCGGTGGTGGCGCCGCCGCCATCCTCGCCGCCGCCTGGACCAACAGCCAGAACGAGGACGTGTCGGCGTTCCTGGAGGCGGCCGGGTTCATCCTGGTCGGGGTGTGGCTGACGATGGTGGTCGTGGACTGGCACCGCGGCAAGCACGACGACGATGGAGGGGTGTCCTGATGGGGGTCCTGGCCGGCCGGTTCGAGCATCCGGACGGGCGCCCCGCCCGCGGACGGGTCGCGTTCACCTTGTCGGCGCGGGCACCGGCCGGGGATGTCGTGGTGGTGGAGGGTCCAGTCGTCGTCACCCTCGACCCCGGCGGAGGGTTCAGTGTGGAGCTGCGCGCCACCGACGACCCCGCGTTCCAGGTCGAAGGCACCCTCACGTACCGGGTGCTGGAGATGCTGGACGCCCGCCCGCACCGTGAGCACTGGATCGTGCTGCCGGGTGCGGGGCCGTGGGATCTGGCTGTGGTGGGCGGCTGGTCGGTGGCGCCTGGCGTGGTGGTGCTGCCGGTGCCGGGTCCGCCCGGTCCCCTCGGTCCGGAGGGCCCCCGAGGTCCGCAGGGCGTGCAGGGTCCGGAGGGCCCGACCGGGCCGGAGGGCCCCCGAGGTCCGCAGGGTGCGGTGGGTCCGGAGGGCCCCCGAGGTCCGCAGGGCGAGCAGGGTCCGCCCGGTCCCGCGATCGGTGGCCTCCTCACCGCCAAGGGCGACCTGGCGGGCCGCGACGCGGCTGGGGCGGTGCGTGTCCCCGTCGGCGCGGCGGGGACGCTGCTGCACCCGGACCCTGCAGCGGCTGCGGGCCTGGTGTGGGGCGTGCCGCCGTCCGCATCGATCGGCGCGGAGTCCCCGTCCGCGGTGACAGGGCCGGAACTGGGCACCGGGTCCGGCCTCGTCCAGACCCCGACGCTGGTCCCTGGGCGGACGTACCAGGTCGGCGGGGCCGGGGTGACCGGGATCGCGGTGGACGGGGCCGCCCTGGTGGTGTCTTCCGGGTACAGCAGTTTCGTGGCGTCCGCCGCCGTGCACACCATCGAGGCCACGGGCGGGACGGTGCTGTCCGTCCGGGAGGTCGGTACGGTGCCCGCGCTGCTGACGGTCGGCGGGCAGGTTGAGGTGCGCCGCCGGGGCAGCAACACCGGGATCGGGGTGAACAGCCAACGGTCGCTCACCACCGGCATCAGCAACACCGGGATCGGGCGAGACGTGCAACGGTCGCTCACCACCGGCATCAGCAACACCGGGGTCGGGCTGAACGCGCAACTGTCGCTCACCACCGGCATCAGCAACACCGGGGTCGGGGTGAACGCGCAACTGTCGCTCACCACCGGCAGCAGCAACACCGGGATCGGGCGAGACGCGCAACGGTCGCTCACCACCGGCATCAGCAACACCGGGGTCGGGCTGAACAGCCAGCAGGCCCTCACCACCGGCAGCAGCAACACCGGGATCGGGCGAGACGTGCAACGGTCGCTCACCACCGGCATCAGCAACACCGGGGTCGGGGTGAACAGCCAGCAGGCCCTCACCACCGGCATCAGCAACACCGGGATCGGGGTGAACAGCCAACTGGCCCTCACCACCGGCAGCAACAACACCGGGATCGGGGTGAACGCGCAGAACCACGCCTCGCAGGTGCCGCACGTCCGCGGCACCGTCGCCATCGGCACCGACTCCACCGGCGTCGGAGCGCACACCGACCGCGACGACACCATCGTCCTGGGCACCGACCGGCACACCCTCGTCCTGCGCGGCCCCGGCATCGAGATGCGGTCCCCCGACGGCACCCGCTGGCTCCTCACCATCACCACCGGCGGACAGATCCAGGTCGCACCCGCCTAAACCCGGAAAGGAAACCACCATGTCGTTCCTCACCATCAGCGAGATCGCTGACAGCACCGTCATGAGGTCCCGCGTCACCGCCTGCGCCGCCCGCGAACGCATCCCGCAGCCCGAGGACTGGGCCTGGGCGCAGCGGTGGGCGTGGGCCGCCGCACCAGGCTGGGCTGAAGCCGTCGAATCGTGGCGCGCCGCCAACAGCGGTGACGGGTGGGCGGCGCACCCCGCCGTCATCAGCGACGGCATGATCCTCACCCAGGTGCAGGCCATGAACCCGGCCCGCCGCGACGACGACTGCGAGGCCCCGGCGTGAGCATCGAGCAGGACGGGTTCCGCACCCTGTACGTCGTCCCCGGCGCCGGGACGTACGACATCTCGGGCCGGATCACCCTCACCCCCGTCGGCGACGGCGGGCCGCCGGAGCCTGAGGAGCCGGAGTTCCAATGGCCCGGCCCCGACACCACCGGCGTCCCCACCGGGACCGCCCTCACCACCGTCGCCGCCCCCGTGCACCCGGCCGACACCATCAGCGGCGACACCCACCGGCGGGTGTACACCTGCCGCACCCCGCACGCCGTCTACCGCGGCCGCCGGTTCCCGTTCCTGGTGCAGGTCGCCGTCCCCGGCGTGCAGTTCGTGGACTGCGAGTTCTCGGGGGTGCGGGACCCGGGCGGGTCCACCGCCCTGCTCCTGATCCGCGACGACCGTCCCACCGGGCAGCCCGTCCCGTCCGCGTCGGCGACCCGGTGCACGTTCTCCCCCGACACCCCGGCCCGCGCCGGGCACCTGTTCGACGCGGTGCGCGGCTCCCAGTTCCGGCTCACGGGATGCGAGATCACCGGCACCATCGACGGGGTGCACATCTTCGGGTCCACGCAGCGGGACGACCCGCACGCCGGGCACGTCCTGGTCGAGTCGTGCTGGATGCATGACCTCGTTGTCGCCCCGGACCCTGGTCAGGCTGCCACCGGGGGGCTGTCGCACACGGACGCGGTGCAGATCGTGGGAGGCCGGAACATCCACATCGTCGGCAACGACCTCGGCGACGCGCGCATGGCGAGCGTGATGCTGGCACCCGGCACCCGCAACGACCGCGCCACCGGGAACATCCTCATCCGCCGCAACCGGATCGGGGTGTCCAAGGCGGGCATCAACGTCAACGACACCCGCCTGCCGGGCGCGATCGAGGGCCTGGTGATCGAGGACAACGAGTTCACCCGGCAGCCGACCGCGATCATCATGACCGCCCGCACCCGGACGGTCGCCGTCGTCACCGGCAACGAATGGTCCGACGGCAGCCAGCCGCCGCCCGAGGTCCGGCCGGGCTAGCGCGACTTGACATCCTCCACCCCCTTCAGGGGGTGGAGGATGTCAACAGTGCTTCTCGATCCTGCTCGGCGTGGGACCGCGCTGGCCCTGGTACTTCGAGCCTTCGCGGGGGTACGGTGAAGATGCCGGGCCGGTCATCTGGTGGAACGACACCTGCCCGATCCGGCACCCCTCCGTGATCCGGATCGGCGCTTTCCCGACGTTGGACAGTTCCAACGTGACCTGCCCTTCGAAGCCGGGGTCGATGAAGCCCGCAGTGGAATGCACCATCAGACCCAGCCTTCCCCAGGAGGAGCGCCCGTCGAGCCGCGCGACGAGGTCGGTCGGGATGCGCAGCACCTCCAGGGTGGACGCCAGAAGGAACGCGCCCGGCTCCAGCCTCATCTGGCCGACGTTGAGGTCCACCCCGGTGACAGGGTCGTGGAACCCGGCGTCCAGGCGCACGTCCAGGCTCGCCGGCTGGATGTGTTCCGGCAGGAACGGATCGACACCGATGGAGGCGTCCATGATGCGCTGGTAGATGTCGGCGTCGTTCAAGATCACGGCTTTTCGCTTTCTGCGGGTAGTATCGGGTGCGCAGGGCGGGGCGGCGCTGGGCGCTAAGCGGATTCCAAACCCGTGATGCGGGGTTCGATTCCTCGGTCCTGCGCCGATCGGCGACCGCGCTTGCGGGGCGGAGACTTCCAGCGGGCACCGCGCAGGTACGCCTGCCACATGGCGCCGTGGATCACGGCGCCTTCCTGGGCGCTGTGATCCTTGATCTGTTCCGGGGTGGTCAGCACAGCGCCGCACAGGCACCTGCCGAACACGCTGAGCATGCCCCCTTGCGCCCCGGCCCCAGTCCAGATGACGTGCCCCGCCCCGGCCATCAGAGCTCTTGGGCGAGGGCGACCAGCGCCTGCATGTGCTCTTTGAGTCGCAGATTCTCCGCCTTCAGCTTGTTGATGTACACACGCATCGCGTCCAGCGGGTCTTCCTCCGGCGTGCTCGCAGCGACGGCAGGGGGTTCCGCCTTCGCGTCACCGGCCGGCGGGGCGAGGTGAGCCCGGGAAAGGTGGTCGGCAGCGGCCAGCATGGCCTGGCGTTCCCGCTGCAGCTGCTCCAGGCTGTTGCTCACCAGTCCCAGGTCGAGGCAGCGGTACTCCGCTTTGCTGCCGCAGGTGCGCTGCTGGATGCCCAGCATCCCCTCCATGTCCTTCCACTTCGTCCACTTCGGCGCGTGCCGTCCGACGTAGTGCCCCGATGTGCTGCGGGGTTCGACCAGTTCGCCGCAGTGGATGCAGCGGTACATGTCCTGCAGCGCTTCGAAGTTCTTCTTCGGCGGCAGCGCCGCGCCTTCCTGGGTTTCCATCTGCACTCCCCTCTGTGCGCGCCGTATCTCGGCGCGCACGTTCTGCTTGTTCCGCTTGTGCATCTTCCGGGGCACCGAGACGGTGGCCCCGGACGGGTGCTGCAGGATGGCGTGCCTACGGCTGGACACCCTGCCCTGCCATCCCTGCTCCAGCGCCTTCTCGATCTGCAGCTTCGCTTCCTTGTCGAAACCTGACAGGTTCATGCCGGCTCCTCCTGGTCGTCGTCCAAGGCCAGGACGGCGATGATGTCGTGCGCCCCGCAGCGGGCGAGGTACGCCGAGGCGGCGTCCCGTTCTTGCCGGGTGCATGTCCGGGGCTCCCCGTACTGGTCGTGTTTCACCGGCGGCCTACCGCTTCGACCAGGGACACTGCGAGGTAGACGATCCCGCCGAACGAACCGGCCAGCAGGAACGCCATGAGCAGCAGCCCGGTGCAGCCGGACACCTGCACCTTCTCCTCAGCCATGACCACCCCTCAGGACTTCCATGATCGCCTGGACCTTCATGTCGTCGGGGTCGGGGTGCCGCTGCCCGTCCGGAGCGATCCGCCACATGATCCCGCCGGAGAACTCCTGGGGCCAGGACCGCATGGCGTGGCCGCTGCGGTGGTGGATCGAGCAGCGCAGGCCCTCGCACAGCGCACTGTGGTGCACGTCGTGCACCTGGATGCTGGAATGCTCCAGCGTGTGCGTGCGGCTCTCTTCCGGCACCACCCAGGACGTGTCCTGGAGGTGCTCCCCGCCGCGGCGCAGATACTCCCTGCCGCCATCCACTACCGCCCCGCCGCAGGAGCAGGCCGCATAGTCGTGGCGGCGCCTGGATTCGATGCACTCCCCGCACCTGGTGCAGCGTGCGCTGTTGCGCAGGATCACGAACGACCCTTCCTCTTCAAGCATCGAGCACCTGCCCCCACAGCGGCTGGCAGACGAAAGAGGCGTGCAGCACCTGCCCGTCGTCCACGGTGCCGACGCCGGCGATGACGAACCGTCGGCAGGAGCACAGTTCCACCTTCCACCGCCGCCGGATCATGGCAGGTCCACCCGGATGATGACCGCGGGGGGCTGGTCCTGGTGGTGGGCGGCCTGGACCTGCGGCCACTGCTCCTGGCTGTACTCGCTGCCGAAGGCGTTGGAGCCGAGCCAGCCGATGAGCAGTGGCCGGGGGTCGTACTGCTCGGGGACCGACACCACGGCGTAGCTGCCGCTGCGCTCATGGTCCGACCCGAAGGTGTAGTACCAGTCCCTGTTCACGGCTGGGACTGCTCGGCGATGTAGGAGGCGACGACGGTGCCCAGGGTGATGGCGGCCCACACCAGTGCGGTGTAGACCGCTGCGGCGGCGGTCAGCAGCAGGGCGGCGAGGCCGCCGCCGCCGAGCGCGGTGACGAGGGCGAGGATGATCCCGATCCCTCCCAGGGCGAGGACTGCCCAGGCGACGATGTCTAAGATGCGGGCCGCGAGCGCGGCCCGTGCTCTGGTGTTCATGTTGAAACTTCTCCCTCTACTTGCAGATGTGCTGTCGAAGAGTATTGCATACACGTTGCCGTCAGGCTGCATGCTTCAGCAGGTAGCGGTTGGAGATCGCCTTGAAGGAGTCCAGCAGCCTGCCGTGCCCGTCGTACGTCCGCACCACGACCCCTTCCGCCCGGCGCTGAGGGTTCAAGGCGGACATCCGGTCGGCCTGCGCCAGCCAGCCGTCCACGTCGCAGGCGACCGGCACCTGCAGCACCGGCACGCTGTACGGCTGCAGGTCCGGATGCCAGCGCGCCTGGACCAACCGCCGCCCCTCGCCGGCGGCGGCCACGTTGAACAGCCGCAGCTCGTTGGCGTTCAAGCCGAGCGGGTTGCCCTGGACGCCGGGACCGACCAGTTCCCCCTGCAGGATGCACTCTTCACGCATGGACCTGTCGGACAGGAACGCCTGCACCGCCTGCGTGGCCTCCACGATCCGGTAGGTGCCGCACCCCGGAGCCAGCGTCCAGTTCCTGCCGGCGACCAGCAGCGCGCCGTCCTTCACCATCACCGTGATCGAGGTGCCGTCCAACTTCTCGGTGACGACAAGGCTCCCGGTCGGCGCACTGCATGCGGCGGCGATCCGCTCCTCGCCGATGTTCTGCACACGTTCCTCGTCGGTCTTCCCCACACCTTCAGGGAAGCTTCCGGCGATCTGCGTGCCGGGCGGGATCGGAACCTCCCACAGCCGGATCGGCAGCAGCGGCGTCACATCGGTCCCCGGCGCTGCATCTTGGGGGACCGTGTCCGCCCAGTCGGACAGCCGCATCACCAGACCTTGGGACAGGATGCCGCGCAGTTGCGTCGTCCGCAGGACGTGCCCCCGCCGCCCGTCGGGGGCGGTGCGGCAGGAGCGGCTGGTGAGGAAGCCGAAGCGCGGCTCTTCCGCATCCAGGAATGCGTCCGGCTCGATGAACAGCACCCGGTCGCCCTGCGCGAAGCCTTGGTCGGAGCCGACGACGGCGCGCCAGCCCCGGATGGTCGCGACCTGCAGCCGGTCGGCATCAGGGTGCCGTTCCAGGGCGTCGATGACGGCGACCGTCGCCAGCGCCCGACTCGTCGTGTTCAACTAGTCCTCCTCCATCTCGTCGGCGAGGTTCCTCAGCAGGTATGCGAGGCCTTCGGCGTCCACACCCGCCCCCGCCGTGGCCGGTTCGGCGTCTTCAGCGATGGCCCGAAGCTGGGCCACGATGCTCGTCCACTTCTCCTGATGCCTGATCAGTTTGCTGCCCAGCCTCCTGGTCAACTCGACCTGCCCCTTTCCATGCGTCGTAGAGGTCGCGGACGTCGTCAAACCAGCCACCGCATGAGACGAGGCAGATTCTTAGCCGGGCCGAAGGACAGGAACGTGCCGTCTACAGAATCAGCACGCAGAATGTCTCGTGCGTACCGGAACCGCTTGCCGGAGTTCACTCTCCCGACATGGATATGGTGCCCACCTAGCGTCGGACAGTCCTCACCCATCACGGCCCCCGGGTGGGCCGAGGAGTTCGACTTCGAGGTTGATGAGGCGTTCCCACCGCTGGTGGTGGCCCCGGCACAGGTCCGCGTCTGGGAGGGGGCCGTCGTAGAACTGCTGGTAGTCCCAGGTCAGCGGTTCGATGAGGGTGAGGGGGTGGCCGTGGCATGCGACGCAGCGGAAGCCTGCCGCCCGCTGCCGTGCCAGCTGCCGCCTGCCCCGGTACCAGTCGATGAGGTCGGGCGCCGCCCAGTAGGCGATGGCGAGGAAGGCGGCGACGGCGAGCATCGCAGCGGCAGGCCGCAGCAGTTCACCCATCGCGGCCTCCCTCCTGGAGGAGTTCGGCGACGATGATCCGCGCCACCTGGTCGATGCAGTCGCACGGCGGGTCGCTGGCAAGGGGCCATTCGCAGCGCCAGGAGTGGAGGTTCCCTCCTGGCCGGCCGCCTTCCCGCTCGATGACTGCGGCGACCTGCTGCACCAGCGTCGCACGGCAATTCGGCTGGACGCTCCGGTCGTCCGCCTCGTACACGTCCGCGATGTGCTCGGCGTGGGAGGCGCCCCACTCGGACCAGCCGCACAGGCATGCGGCTGGCGTGTGCCGCTGGTGGTCGTTGAGCACATGCACCAGCCGCGTCCGGTCGTAGGGGACGCTCACGCTGCACCGTCCTGGTGCCGCCGCTGCAGTTCCCGCTCGGGGTGATGGGTCCAGCCGCGGGCGGTTAGCCGCCACGGCACCTGCCGCAACTGGCCGTCACGGTCGGGCCGCCAGTCGTCGAGGAGGTCGGCGCAGCGGCGGACGCCTTTCGGCTCGTACGGCCCGACCCGGTGCTTGTCCGCGGCGCTGACGCTGGTGAAGGTGCGGTGGCAGGTGCGGCAGTGGCCGCCGCCGTTCCCGCTGTAGACGGCTCCGCAGTCTGGGCATCGGCACTTCATGCTCCGGACACCTCGCCCCCGAGCCGGCCGGACGCGCGCAGCGCTGCGACCCACTCCTCACGTGTGGCGTCGTCGGTGTTGTTGATCATGGCGGTGGCCAGGATCAACAGATGTTCGGTCTGGTGCTGCCGCTCCAACTGGTCTGCGCTGCCTTCGAGCAGTTGGAGCACCTGCCGTTCCGCGCTCAAGTAGAACCACCACCCGGTCACGCCGAACGCGAAGACGAGGACCAGCAACCACGTCATGCGGGCACCTCAACGCTGCCTAACCCATCACTGCCGCCGTCGAGGATCCAGTGGGCGAGCGCTTCAGCGTCATCGACGCTGAGGGTGACCCCCGCCCAATGCACGTCGTACGCAACCTCGACATGGACACCAGCGGGGGAGCGGGTCACGCTGATGCTCCCGTCACGGCTGTCACGGGCGAACCACCAGGGCCAGGGGTTCGCCGGCGGCTGCTGCTCCACGAAGTAGGTGACGTTGTCCGACAGTCCCAGGAAGTGCTTCTTGAAAGCGTCCTGCCCGGTCTTGCAGGTCACCTCCAGCTGCCCATCAGCGGTGTCCGACTCGATGGAGCAGCGGCCCTCGACGACCAGCAGGTAGGTGTCGGTGATCCCGTTGAAGAAGACGATCCGCCGGTCGATCTCGAACTGCTCCGACGCTGTCGAGAGGTTCCTGGATGCGACATCGGCGTCGGAGGAGCATCCTGCGAGCAGGAGTCCTGCCGCCGCCGCTGCGAGGGCGGTGGCACGCTTCCTGGTCACCGCTGGCCTTTCCATGCGTCGTAGAGGTCGCGGACGAGGCGGGCGTCGCCGAGCGCGGTGTGCCGATCGTCGTGCTGCGCCAGCCCGTACCGGGCCAGCACCTCGTCGAAGTTCCACGGCGGCTCCATGCCGAGCGCCCCCGCCGCCAGCGTCTCGATGTCCACCAGGTGGTAGTGCCACGTCGGCTGGAGCCCGTTGCGGCCGTGCAGCGTGTCGGCGATGGTCTCCTCGTCGAAGGAGGGCACCGCGCCGACGATGATGGCGTCACGCATATCGGAGGCGACTTCCCGCCAGAGGTCGTGGGGGTCCACCAGGCTGTTGCTGATGCTCCTGGCGTCCCCCCTGGAGCGCATCGGGGACGGGTGCCTCTGGTAGTAGTTCCCGATCTTCAGGCTGATCGGGTCGGCCTCCCTGAGGCTGACAGGGAGGAACCACTGCTTCTCCACGTCGTTGTGGTCGTCGTCGCGGATGATGTAGGCCAAGTCCCAGATTTCCCGCGTGCGGCGGTCGAGGGAGGTCGTCTCGGTGTCCAGGAAGATCAGACGTGCCATCGGTGCAGTTCCTTTCGCTGGTCGGTGCTCAGGTGGTGCTCAGGTCCGAGGGAAGCGCTTCGATGCGGTCCAGCAGCGCGGCCACACCGTCCTCGTCCAGGTGTCCGACCACGTCGTCGGTGATCGGGGTGTCGTAACGCAGTTCGAACCCCTCCTGCCAAGGGTCGGAGACGACCGCCAACTCCCACAGCCCGTCCAGCCCCCCGTAGGAGCCTGAATGACGGATCACGGACGCGCCGAACCCGTTGTCGAACCAGATGATCAGGCACCCTGGGGAGCCTTCTCGGACGGCCAGGTCGTGGCGGCCCATCCTGCGGTTCATGCGTGCCCCCCTGGAGGTCCTTCCTGCTTCCAGCGCAGCCCTACCAGGGCTGCGGCGACATCGTTGGTCGAGACGTACTGCCGACCGTCGCTGCCCACCATCCGCGGCACCTCGGCGAACCGCACCAGTTCCAGCGCGTCACGCACCGCTGCGCGGTATCCTCCGCCCAGTGCCTGCTGCCGGGCCAAGCCAGCAGCAGCGGAGGTGGCCTGCTGCACGTCCTCCAAGGCCTGCAGCAGCAGTTGCTGCTGCAGGTTCACCGCTTCGGGGACACGTAGACCACGTCGGCGACGATCCGCACGGAGCACGGCGTCCCGCGGTTCAGCATCGCCTGCCGCAGCTTGGTGCGGATGTTCGCGTCGGTCCCGCCGACGCCGACAACGTCGCGGCGGTCCAGTTCAACGGCTTTGCCGGCTGCGAGGGCCTTGCTGAGGTGGTCGTACATGCGGGCCATCTGGCCTTTGCTCTTGCGGGGAACCTGATCCACGTCGAGCATCCTCATCGGTCGCATCCTCCTTCGGCGTGCAGCTGCCCGTCCATGATCCTGGGGAGGCCGAACGGCAGGGCCTGCCCGTGCCCGGCGCAGCGGATGGTGCGCTGGAGCTTCCACCACCGCTTCACTCCTACTAGCACTATGACCACTCCTTTTGCTTCGATAACTCTTTATAGCATGCTTCAGTCCAACGGGTCGAGGAGCTGCAGTGCGAGGAGCGCCTGCTGCGGGACGACGCCGTTGCCGAGCATCTTCAGCTGCGCGGTGGCGGGCATCCCGTCGATGCCGGTCACCCACCCTTCGGGCAGGCCCATCATCCATTCCACGAATGCGGGGTTGAGGCGGTGCCGTTCGCCGCGCTGGATGGTGGGTGGTGGGGCTTCCCTGCCGGTGGCCTGCTCCCAGCGTTCGACGGCCGCTGCGTAGGGGCCGTAGTCCGCTGCTCTTCCCGCTTGCATCAGTTGCCCCTTGAGCAGCAGTTCGCCGCCCCTGTCGCCGCCGCGGTTGAGGTGGCCTCCTGCTCCGTCAGCCGCTGATGGAGTGTTGAGGAGCGCCATGTCACCCCCAGAGGTCGGACCAGATGCGGTCGGCGATGTCTCGGTAATCGGCAGGGTCTCCGCCCAGTTGCTCGGCGAGGGATTGCCGCACGACCCGTGTTCCCCAGGCGGGTTCACCTGGGAGGCAGGCTGTGCAGATGTACACGGCTCCGTCATCGTTGCCGCAGTATTCGCAGACGGTGCTTGGCATGGTTCCTCCAGTGATCGCATGGGGTCGGATTGCAGGATCGGTTTGCCTTCGGTAATGGAGCGTGCGGCGACGGCGAGCGGGAGGCCATGATGGGTGCCGGTGCGGGCGATCACGTCCGCACGTCGCCGCAACCATTCGTCCGGGGCTTCCCTGTTGTCGTTCGTGAACGGGGTAGGTGTGGGCAGGAGGGCGACAACGCCGGGCAGGGCGTCGGCGACGCCTCGCCCGTTCCGCATCCCCGGCCCGCCGTTCGGGCCGTCGCTCGCCTTCGGCGACGGCAGGCGGGCAATGCTGTGCCACAACGACCCGGAGTTGTAGCCGTCAGCCGGTGCGCCCTTACCATCCCTAGCCTGCGGGGTTCCGAGCAACGATGAACACCCTCTCGCGGCGGTGAGGGGCGCCGGCGTCGGCAGCGGCCACAGTCCCCCACCTCGCGTCATACCCCAGGTCGGCCAAGTCCCCGCAAACAGCGCCGAGTGCTCGCAGAGCAGGCTCCCCGCCCGCGTCTCCCACACACCACGGGCACGGTTCCACATCGCTATGGGCTGCCCCGGTAAGCAAACCTCGGACATTCTCGATCACCACTCTCTGAGGTCGTAACTGGTCGATTGCGTAGGCCATGTGCTCCCACAGGCCGGACCGTGTCCCGGGTTTCAGGCCGAGCCGTTTCCCCGCATGGGACAGGTCCTGGCAGGGGAACCCGCCGGTCAGGATGTCGATAGCGGGCACGGCGGCCCAGTCCACGGCGGTGATGTCGCCGAGGTTGGGTGCGTCTGGCCATCTGGCTGCGAGGATGCGCGCCGGCCACGGGTCGATCTCGCAGTGCCACACGACGCGCCCGCCGTAGTGGGCGGCGACGGCCATGTCGAGGCCGCCGTAGCCGGAGAACAGGCTCCCGATCCGGGGCTTCTCAGGCATCAGGCGTCACCGCCCCCGGCGCAGGTGCCGGACCAGGGTGCGGAACCAGTCGCCGCTGTCCGGTGCTGCGACGAGCTCCGGCGGCAGCGTCCCCGCCTGCTGCGTCGGGGTCAGCTCCCCGGCCCGCTTCGCGGCCCGGTACTTGCGGCGCAGCTCGGCCCGGTCGGCGGCGACCATCCTGACCTTCAGGTGCTGCCCGCCCCACACTCCGCACAGGTTGTTGCGGTCGCCGTAGTCGTAGCATTCCGCCGCCACGGGGCACCCCGAGCAGACTTTGACGGCCCGGCGCAGCAGGTACGGCCCGTCCGGGCCTTCAGGGAACCACAGCTCCGGGTCGTGCCCGACGCAGGCGGCCTGCGCCATCCAGGCGGTGCCGTTCAACGGGCGTTGAGGCGGACGAAGGTGGCCAGGTCCATCACGACGTGCCAGCGGCCCGTGTTGGCGTCGCCGACGCCGTGGGGCTTGTGCACGACGGCGCCGTACAGCTCTGCGGCGTTGACCCGTTCGGCCTCGGCCTCCCGCAGCCACTGCTGGTAGGCGGGGGTGCGGGAGGCTTTCACCTCCAGCGCCCAGCCTTCAGGTCCGCCGATGATGTCGCCGCGGTCGTTGGCGCCGGCCAGTCCGCGCCGTTCCGCCTTCGGCCAGCCGTGTTCGCGGAGGTAGGCCACGACCGCCGTCTCGGCGGCGGTCCCGATCCGCTTGGCCCTGCTCATCAGCGCCACCGCACGTCACGGGTGGCGCGCTTGCCGACGATGCCGTCCTGCAGGGCCTGGACGCCGTTGCGGTGGAACACCTTGCGGCCCTCCGCGTCCACGGACCAGCCGATGACCCTGCCTTTGACCATCCAGGACAGCAGCACGTTGACGGTGATGCCGACGGCCCTGGCGGTCTGGGCGACGGTGAACCATTCCTGCCCGTCCGGCAGGCCTTCACCGACGACGGGGCGCAGGCAGGTGGAGCCGGTGGTGGCGGTGGTGGCGGTCATCAGAACGGGGCCTCCTGCGGCACGCCCCAGTCCTGGGCGGGGGCGGCGCCGGCGGGGCGCTCCTTCGGCTGCACAGCCTTGGGCTGGATGCCGACCCAGTCGGCCATGACGACCAGGGTGGTGCGGTCCTTGCCTTCGCGGTCCTGCCAGGTCTCCAGCTTGGGCCGGCCCTGGACGACGACCTTCATGCCTTTGCCGACACCTTCGGCGACGGACTCGGCGAGGGCTCCGAAGGTCACGACCTGCACCCACATGGTGTCGCCGTCCTCCCATTCCCCGGTGGCGCCTTTGCGGCGGTCGGTGCAGGCGACGTTGAACTTCGCCACGACCTTGCCGCCCTGGGTGAACCGGAAGTCCACCGTCGCCCCGACGTTGCCTTCGAAGGTCATGGTTGCGCGTGCCATCTACTTGTCTCCGTTCTGCTTGACGTATGCGATGAGGGCGGACAGCAGGGGCCAGGTGTCGGCGACGGGCAGGGCGAGGAACTCGTCCAGGCTGAGGCCGCCGTGCTCGCCCCGCCACTTGGAGGTGATCTGCTCCACGCTGCGGCCGACCTGCTCGGCGATCTGCTCGAACTGCTCGACAGCATCGGCGGGGGTCATGCCGGGCGGCGGGGCGGGGGGCGCTGCTGCTGCGCGGGGGGCGGCGTGGGCGGCGGCGCCGTCGTCGTCGTCGGCGCCGGTCAGGCCCAGGGCGGCGGTGAGGCTGTAGCGGCGCCCGTAGGTGATGGCGCTGCCCACGTCCTGCGCGGCCCCGCTGCAGCGGATGACGACGGGCTCGAAGGACAGCTTCTCGCCGGAGGCGTGCAGGATGGTGGTGCGCACGGCGACGCTGCCTTCGGCGACGAAGGGGAAGTCCTGCACAGCGGCGAGGCCGTGCTGGGCCAGGACGGGGCGGACCTCCTCCAGCAGCGCGGGCAGGGTGAGGTAGGTGTACCGCTTGGCCCCGGCGGACACCTTCGCGTCCTTGACGGGGTCGCGGAGCGCGCCCATCGCGGCGACCAGTGCGGCGGCCAGCCCTGTGCTGCGGCGGTCTTCATCTGTCATCGCTCTTCCCTCTCTCGTGGAGCTGCTGCGTGGTGCTGCGGCGTCCATCCCGGCTGCCGCTGCGGCAGGTGCCGCTGCTCGGCGGTCTCGGACATGTCCAGGCATTCGAAGGTGGTCACCCAGGTCGGCGGCGGGGGGCGGCGGCCCCCCTGCTCCTCCGGCAGCAGGGGCCGGGCGCCGGGGACGACGAGGTAGAAGACCTGATCGTGCGTCCCGGTCTGGATGTAGGCGAAGCGCCGGACCAGGCCGGCGCGGATGAGGGACTGCAGGCTCGCCCGGACGGCGGGGAGCTTGCCTCCGGTGGCCTGGGCGAGGTCGTTCTGCCGCCAGCGGCGGGTGGGGTCGGCGAGCATCGCGCGGTGCACCTGCACCCTGTTCGACTCGGCCACGGCTTGACTGTACATCAGCATATTCCGTTGCACCAGGGTTTCGATGGACGTTTCTGCCGGGGTGCCCGATGTGCTGCGCCGCGCCTCCGGCCGGGGGGTAGTGTCGCAGGTCACAGCGAGGTGCAGGAGGGGTTGCTTTGAGCACTGCCGTGTGCGTGGGGACAGGTCTGGGCGGGTTGCTGGATGCGGTGGACATCCGCGACGAGGAGCTGCTGTCGGTGCTGTGGCGCAGGCCTGGGGGGCCTGCGCAGGGGGGGCAGCGGACGGCGGGGGCGCTGCGGCGGGCGGTGCTGCCGCAGGGGGTGGACTGCTGGGTGGGGATCAACCCGATGCGCAGGGCGGCGGCGGGTCGGGGCGGGGAGCGGGACGTGCTGCGGGTGGCGGCGCTGGTGGCGGATGTGGATGTGCGGACGGCGGGGGTGAAGGAGTCCGGGGGGGTGCCGGACTTCGAGGCGGCGCGGCTGGTGGTGCAGGACATCTCGGTGATGCTGGGCTCGCTGCCGGTGGCGGTGGTGCGGTCGGGGCACGGCCTGCAGCCGTACTGGGCGGTGGAGGAGGAGGATTCCCGCGACCTGGAGGCGATGCGGGTGCGGCTGGCGCGGTTCGCGGAGCTGGTGGTGCGGGTGGGGGCGGTGCGGGGCGGGGCCTTGGACCGGCTGCGGGACATGGCTCGGGTGTGGCGGATGCCGGGGTCGCAGAACTGCAAAGGGGTCCGTCCGTTGCCGGTGGTGCTGGAGCCGGGCGGGGGGCGCCCGTTGTCGGGGGCCGAGGTGGACGGGGCGCTGGACGCCTACGCGGTGCCGCTGCCGTCGCGGATGGGCGCGGAAGGTCCGGCGGTGGACATGGCGGCGGTGCCGTGGGCGCAGCAGGACTGCGCGTATGTGCGGGCGATGGTGCAGGGGTGGGCGTCGGACCGGCCTGCGGCGCGGCATCCGTGGCTGGTGGGGCAGGCGATCCGGTTGGAGCTGGCGCGGCGGCACGGGTGCTTCACGCAGGCGGGGTACGAGTGGGCGCGGCGGGAGCTGGGGGCGCGTTTCGCGGCCCTGGTGGGCCGCGATCCGCGGCGGGAGGGGGAGCTGGAGCAGGCGTCGGCGTGGGCGGTGGACTGCGCGTCGCGCAAGGATGCCGCCGCGGTGGCGGCGGAGCTGGGGGGGCACGACCACGTGGGGGAGGAGGGGTTCTGGCTGCTGCGTCCGCTGCTGCAGTGGTGCCTGGAGGCGGGGGATGCGCGGTACCTGCCGCCGGACCTGCTGCTGCCGTTCCTGCTGGCGCAGGTGCGGTGCCTGGCGGGGCCGTGGCCGCAGGTGCCGCCGATGATCGGCAGCACGGCGTCGTTGAACCTGGGCCTGGCGGTGGTGGCGGCGTCGGGGGGCGGGAAGTCGGCGTCGGCCGCGGTGATCGCGGAGGCCGGCCTGCCGCCGGTGAAGTCGGGGGGGCTGGGCACGGCGGAGGGGGTGGCGGACCTGTTCGGGTCGGTGGTGGACGGACGGATGGAGTTCACGTCCCGGTCGGTGCTGCTGGCGGTGGATGAGGTGGAGGCGCTGTTCGGGGTGGCCGACCGGCAGGGGTCGGTGATGTTCCCGACGCTGCGGACGATGCTGACGGGCGGGCCGGTGCGGATCGCGTACAGGTCCAAGCCGGTGGAGCTGCCGGCGCGGGAGTACGCGACGGCGGCGGTGCTGGCGGGGCAGCCGGGGAAGTTCCAGCCGATGGTGTCGGCGGGGGAGCTGGAGGGGGGCACGCCGCAGCGGTTCGTGTGGTTCCGTCCGCAGGGGTGGGAGGTGCCGGCGCCGCGGGGGCGGCGGGTGCTGCCGGTGCCGCCGGTGCCGGTGCGGGTGCCGGAGCAGGCGCGGCGGCACTTCCTGCTGGAGTTCCCCGAGGAGGTGCATGTGGCGGTGCAGGAGGCGTGGGGGCAGCGGTTCTCGGGGGTGGCGGCGGGGGTGGCGGCGATGGACAGCCATCGGATGCTGGCGCGGTGCAAGGTGGCGGCGCTGTTCGCGCTGGCGGAGGGCCGTTTCGAGGTGTCGGCGGCGGACTGGTCGGATTCGGGTGCGTTGATGCGCAGGTCGGATGCGGCGCTGGAGCATGTGGTGTCGGCGAGCCGGGTGGAGGCGCAGGAGCGGCTGGTGCAGATGGGCCGGTCGGACGGCCATCGGGAGTCGGCGAAGCGGGACGTGCTGCATGAGGCGGCGGTGCGGCGGGTGGCGGGGGTGGCGGCGCGGTACGTGCTGTCGCACGGGGAGTGCACGCGCAAGCAGGTGCGGCAGGCGGTGGGGCGGGACCGGGGCCTGCTGGACGAGGCGCTGGCGGATGCGGTGGAGCGGGGGGTGCTGGTGCGGCGGCAGCGGCCTCGGGGCGGTGCTGCGGGCGGGGCCGACGTGACGGTGTGGGGGCCTGCATAGTACCTGCCGTGTCAAGGGGTTTCCTCCCGTTTTTGGGGTGGGGGGGTACAAAAGTTCTACGGAGTGTGACGGCGGAGTGGGTTTGTGCGCCCTTTTCGGCCCTAGCATGGGCAACATGTGACGGAAAGTTATGTCGGGGGTTTGTACCCCCCCTTTCGTCCGTCCAGTCTCGGCCCATGCTTCGTTCTGAGGTAGGCCGATTGTCACTCTCCGTAGAACTTTTCGGTGCCTGTGAGCCGAAAACCGTTGAACCTTCGATTACAGTTTGACAGCACCTGCTATGCTTGAGAGAAGCGACGGTCTCAAACCCGGAGCGCGTCGCATGGCCACCGCCCCGGCCTTGCGCCGGGGCTCGGGCGCGTGGCCCGGCCGGCACCCCGACCGTCCCCCCCTGGTCTGTGCCACCGCGATGGCACGGCACCGCAGCACGCGGTCCACGGCAGCACTGCTACGCTCCGCCCCCATGACGACCACCGACCGCAGCAGCCTCGCCGCCGCCGCAGCACTCCTGGCGAAGGCCACCACGAAAGACGGCAGGCTCGACCTGCACCACCGCGACGGCGCACTGCACCTGCACGCCGCAGGCCCCGACACCCGCGCATGGATCAGCACCGCCGCCGAAGACGGCGGCGGCCTGCACTGCAGCGTCAACGCCGACCTCCTCGCCAACCTCCTGCGGCGGCTCGACGCCGCCGAGGTGCACCTCGACCACGGCCCCGGCGGCCTTCGCCTGCGCTGCGGCCGCGCCACCTACGACCTGCCCGCCGCACGCCCCGACGACGGAACCCCCACCCTGCCCCCCGACGGCACAGGCACCACCACCACCGTCGAAGCCCTGCGCGCCGCCACCAGCCATTGCCTGCCCGCCGCCGGCGACCCCGGCGGCGGACTGCCCGTCCTGGGAGCGTTCCTGGCCACCGCCCGCAGCGACGGCCTGCACCTGGCCGCCACCGACCGCTACCGCCTCGCCACCGCAGCAGCAGCAGGCAGCGGAACCCCCTGGCAGGCCCTGCCCTCGGCCAAGCACCTCGCCATGCTCGCCAGAGCCCTGCCCGACGGCCCCCTGCGCATCGCCCCCCTGGACCACGGAGCAGCCGTCGCCCTCATCGGCGACGGCGCAGGAGCCGTCCTGCCCTGCCTCGGCGGGCAGTACCCGGTGGAAGCGGTCCAACGGATGCTGGGGTTCTCCTCCGGCGACGACGCCGCCGAATGCGACGCCGCCGCCCTCGCAGCAGCGGTGGACCGCTTCCGCGCAGCAGCCGGCTGGTCCTGCGGCGCCCGCATCCACGTCCACGACGGCGTCCTGCACCTGTCCGGCTCCACCAGCAGGGCCGCCGGGCGGGACGAGCTGCCCGCCGAAGGCGGCATCGACGTGGAGCTGAACGCCGAATGGCTCGCCGACGCGGTGACCCCCCTGCGCGGCGGCAAGGTCCGGCTGAGCGCCGGACCTAAAGGCCCCGTCACCATCGCCGCCCCCGGCGACGGCCCCCGCACCCTTGTCCAGCGGCTCGCCAAGCAGTAACATGGAAGCACATCCGCAAGGAAGGACCACCATGGCCGCCGTCCGCCCCACCTCCTGGCCCGCCGAAACCCGCAGCGAGCAGCGCAGCGAGCTGTACGACGAACTCGCCGAATTCCTCCTCCTCAGCCCCCCCGGCGCCAGTGCAGCAGTCCCCCTGCCCTTCGGCGTGCACCCCGACAGCTTCCGCAGCAACCTGCACCAGGCCATGCGCATCAGGAGCCTGCTCATCCGCACCACCCGCGTCGATGACGAGATGATCGTCACCCGGAAGTTCGGATGAGCCTGGCAGCCGCCGTCCTCGGCGGCCTGGACGACTACCAGGCCGGGCGCGCCTGGGAACCCATCGGACCTTCCGGCCACAGCACCTGCATCCGGCAGCTCGCCTACCGCTACCTCAAAGTGCCCCGCACCGACACGGTCGGCACCGCCTCCGCCGACCGCGGCACCCTGGTCCACGACGGCTTCACCCACCGCATCCGCAGCGCCCCCGACTACGACCCCGCCGCCCTCGACGCCGACGTGCGGATCACCATCCCCGGCCTGCCGCGCACAGGCGCGGCAGACGTGGTGGACTACACCCGCCGCATCTGCTGGGACATCAAGACCACCACCGCCCGCAACTACGACTACCTGCGCCCCCGCGGCCCCCGGGACGAATGGCTCGGCCAGATCGGGCTGTACACCCTCGGCCTGGCCGAGCAGCACCCCGGACCCTGGAACGCAGGCGTCCTGCTCATCGACCTGGACACCGTCAGCGACGGCAAGCTCCGCCACCACGAATGGGTGCTGCCGGTGGATGTGGAGCAGGCGGAGTCATTGCGGGCGCGGATCATTGCGCGTCACGACACGCTGACCGCAGCCGCAGCAGCAGCCCGCGAAGGCGACCGCGCAGCAGCGGAGGCGTTCCCCCGTGAAGGCGGAGGCCCCGGCCGCTTCCCCTGCGACTGGTGCGGCTGGCTGTCCGCGTGCTGGCCCGCTGCGGACGGTCAGCGGACCCCGCAGGCCGCAGTCATTGCCGACGACCCCGACGAGATCGGCGCGTGGGCGGCGCGGTACATCGCCGCGCGCACCGCGGAAGCCGACGCCCGCGACGCCAAGAGCGCCGCCGCGGCGTACCTGCGGGGCAACCCCGGCGCCTGGCCGGCGCCGGGGGGCGGCCAGGTGGTGGTGTCCATGACCTCCCCGCGGCAGCGCGGCGAAGAGCCCGACCCGGCCGCGATGGCGCAGGCGCTGACAGCGGCGGGCCTGCCGGTGCCGATGCGGGTGCCGCCGCCGGCGACCCCGGCGCTGCAGGTCAAGCTCCTGTGACCGGCGGCGAGCAGGAAGGGGCGGGCTTCCAGGCCAGCCCCTTCCTGTTGCTCCCGCCCGGTCATTGCCGCCCGGTGCAGGACGGGCACGGCCATTCCCACAGCTCGTCATACACCAGCGCCGTGAGCGGGTGCGGCCCCTGCACAGGCCACGGCACCCCTGTCCGATCCAGCGGCGGCAGCCGGTGCCCGGGGCAGGCGGCGCAATGGTAGGCCACCGTGGAAGCCCACCCGGGGCCGCCTGCCCCATCCGTGGCCACGATCCGCGGATCGTCCGGACAGGCGGGGCCGCCGTACAGGTAGGCGCCGCCGTCGCCGGTGCGAACCCAACCGGCAGGCAGCGGCGCGCTCATTGCGCGCCCCGCGCATGCGCCGCGACGACATCCCAGAACGCATCGTCGTCGGCGGTGATCAGGTAGTGGCCGTGCGCCACGGAGATGACAGCATCGCCGATGGCGTCAACGTCGTAGTCATTGCTGTCGGCGTCGCCGGCGTCGATGACGGCAGCGATGCACGCCAGCGCGTCGCCGCGGGTGCGGTACGCGTGGTCCCGCAGCCATGACCGGATCGCATCCGTGAGCGCGTCGGCCGCGTCGCCGGTCCATCCGGCGGCGTCGTCCAAGGCGAACTGCACCCCGGTGAGATCGAGCTCCTCCAGCGGGACCGGGGAGTCCCATCCAACGGCGAGGTAGGCTGCGGCGTCGATACGGTCGGCGTGGGTGCGGGTGTCGGTGATCATTGCTGCTCCTGTCTGGTCATTGCGGGTGTCGGTGATCATTGCGGGTGTCGGGCTGCAGGGGCCATCGCGCCCCGCACCAACCCCCGGCCCCCGGGCCGGACAGGCCCGGAGGTCGGGGGGGTTCGGTGTCAGCGGCACCACAAGGCGTGCCAGCGAGGCACGCCCCCCCGCGGGCCGGCCGCTGCCAGGTAGTCGGCCATCGCCGCGGCCTCGCTGCAGGTGAGTCCGCCGCGCGCCAGCTCGGAGGCCAGTTCGGCAGGATCGGTGATTGCGCCAGTACTCACGAATCGGTAGCCGGCGGAGGCCTGGCCGCTGTAGGCCCAGGATGCGAGGGTGCGCGCCACCCCGTCAGGGATGCTGCGGCCGGCGGCGGCCGCCGCAGCGATGGCGGCGGCCACTGCCCGCTCATCGCCGCTCATGCGGCGCTCATCGCAATGACATGCCCGCGGCCGTTGGTGGTGATCGTGATCGCAGCGCCGATACGGTGATTGGGCACGGCGTACGCCGTGGCCGAGTCCGGCGCGGTCGGCAGCGCGATGAGGCTGCCGTCGGCGGCGAGGATGGTGAGCGAGTACCGGGGGTTCCCGTTGCGGCTGCTGCGCATGCGGGTGGCCGCGGCCAGGGTGCCGGCGATCATCGCGTGCTTCGTTTCCATGATGATTACTCCTTCCGTTTGCATGCTACTAGAACTGTAGCATGAGTGGTAGTGGTAGTGGAAGTCAAGGGCGATGAAAAACCGCAGGCCTTACGAATCCGCTGCGATCACTTTTTGCGCGGCCGAGCGCGGCGAGGGCTACGACCGTTCCCGGGGCGTCGCCCGTGCGGTCATCAGTAGATACCCCGTCGGTGAGCGGCAGCAGGCCCTGCCAATGCAGGCCGTCGGCGCAAGCCTGCCGGACAGTAGCCTTGGACGCGTCGAAGACCACCGACACGTTGCGCCCTTCACCGATCATCGCGGCGATATCGGCGACGCTCATCCGCTCGTGCGCGGAGTACGTGAGGTGCAGCCCGACGGCCGCCGCCCCCTGCCGGTGGCGCGGCGGCCATTTGGTGTAGTCGTACGACCGGACGCCGCCGGCGGCGTAGTGCTGCAGCATGTCGGGGACGACGAGCTCCCAGCGGATATCAGCATTGACGTTCCAGCGCATCCCGATAGCGCCGTGCCGCGCACGCGCGGCGGCAAGCTCCGCCGCCAGGATGACGCCGGCCTCGCGCGGATGCTCGGCGAGGAACCGAGTCCGCGCGCGGCGCGCGGACTCCACACTTGCAAGCCCGCCTTTGCCTGCGGTGGCCAGGCAGGCCGCGCGGCACCCTGCCGTGCTCATTGGGCAAGCGTTGGCCCCGACTATCCCGTGAGTCATTGCCGGCAGCAGGGTCAGGCCGTATGTCGGCAGGTGACTCTTCGCCAGCTTGGGTTGCGCTGCGGGGGGCGTGAGCAACGGCACGGCGCACGCCGCGTAGCCCAGCGAGGCGCGGTGCCGCGCCTGCACAGCGCGGCTACGGGCGGTCATTGCGCGCGGGTCTTCCGCGGCGGCATGCTCGCGCATGCCGTCCGCCATCGGCAGCAACAGGCGCTCCAAGCGGGTCAGTGATAGTGACATGAAAGCACCTTAGCATGGATAGCACAGGTGTTGCAACCCGGCGAGGCCAGTCATTGCGAGGCCCCAGTCATTGCAGGGATCGGATCGGGGACCACGGGGCGGCGGAGTACAGCTAGCTGCGCCATCGAGCCGGGCCGCTCCACCAGGGTGGGGTACACCCCGGCCCAGAACTCGTCGGCGGACCACGCCCACGCCTCGTCGATGAACGCCCGGTCCAGGGTGCGGCCCCACAGGTTGGAGGTGGCGACGGTCCGCCACACGCTCCCGGACTCCCAGATGATCTGGGAGTCCGGGAGCTGCTTCGTGGTGGCCATCTCGAGCTTGTGCGCCCACGGCACCCACAGGGCCTGGTGGGACCGGGCGATGAGGACGGTGTTCGCGGAGTGCACGAGCTCGATGGGCTCGGGCGCCACGCCTCACCGACCTTCAGGAGGCAGGCGCAGCGCTCGTCCAGGCGCGCGCGGTGCGGATGCAGGGGTCAAGCGCGCCATGCCGCAGAAGCGGGATGGCGCATCCCGCCAAGCGTGCTGCCGCACCCGTCGCACGCGGCCCACGAAAAGAATCCGTCGTCATCCTCGCCGCACGGGACGATGGCAGCATCCCCCCACCGGGCCGCGATCGCATCGCACGCTCCCACCGCCTCGCCCGGCGCGATATCCGCGCCGGACGCGACTAGGAGGCAGTCTGTGCACACGTCGATATCGGTCCACTCAAGCCCCATGGCCGGCCGCCTCACACTCAAGCTCGGAAAGAGTCTCCAGACACTCACTCATCGGTCGCATCCACGTACCAGCTAGCTCATCGGTCGCATCCACGTACCAGACGGCAGGCAGGAGGCGGCCGGCCACAGCATCCCACCGGTCCCAACGGGCCGCCTCGCACAGGCGGCCCGGGACACAACCCACGATGAGACCTACATCCGCGTAGGCGTCATAGGCCGACCATGAACCGTCACCCCACACGATGACGGACGGCGACGGATCATCCTGGCATGCGGCAGTGACGGCCGCATCCGTGGGACGGGGCGTCGAAAGTGGGTGCGCCGTGGCGTGTGCGGCTAGTCGTGCCGTGATGGTGGTGGCGCATGTGTCGGCGTGTTGTTGTTGTGTGTAGGTGTGGAGTGTGGTTGCTGTGAGTGCGGTTGCGGCCGCGCTCAGTATCGCTAGCGTTCTGTGCATGCATCCATCCTAGCGTGTTGACTGTGCTTGTCAAATCGGCTTGCAGACCCACACGCCCGGGGGTTGACCGAAAACCTCAGCAGCACCCGCCAGGGGGCGCATTACCCCCTGTTGTGCTGGCGCTATCTGCAACCTTTCCGGCTTGCTAGCCTGCTTGCTAGTTTGATGCTTTGCATGTGGGGGGGTGGGGTGGTGGGTTCCGCGCCGGGGGTTCGCCGGCGCCCTGCAGGGCGCCCTGCGCGCACCTGGACCGCCCCCCCCCGCGTTGGCCGCTGCGCCCCGGCCGTGCCGGGCGCCCCCAGCCAGGGGGCGCCGTCGTGCGCTGCG